ATGGCCAGCCCGACCGCCCACAAGATCATGATTGTCCGGCACGCGGAGAAATCGACCGGCGACGATGCGCCGTACGGCGTGAACGCGAAAGGCGAGCAGGACGTCGAAGCGCTCACCGTGTTCGGCTGGCAACGCGCGGGTGCGCTCGCGGTGTTGTTCGCGCCGAGCCGCGGTTCGCTGCAGAGCGCCGGGCTCGCGACGCCCGATTGCCTGTTCGCGGCGGCGGTCGCGAAGCATGCGAAGAGCGAGCGGCCGATCGACACGATCACGCCGCTCGCGCACAAGCTCGGGCTCGCGATCTGCGACACTTACACGAAAGGACAGGAAAAGGCGCTGGCGGAGGCGGCCGTCGCGAGCAAGGGGAGCGTGCTGATCGCGTGGCAGCACGAGGATATTCCGACGATCGCCGATGCGATTCCGCTCGGCAAGGACACGGTGCCGCAGAAATGGCCGGACGATCGCTTCGATCTCGTCTGGGTGTTCGATCTCGATGCCGCGAGCGGGAAGTATCGGTTTAGTCAGGTGCCGCAGCTTTTATTGAAGGGCGATCGGAATAGCGTGATCGAATGATCGACGGCGTGGGCCTGGCGTGTCGTTTCGTTTTCGATTAAACGAATTGCGGCGTCGCGCTTCGTCTTGCGCGGACGCGGACCATAACCGGATCGTGAAACCAGAAGATCGGGTGCAGTAATGGCAGATGCAATCTGGGATCAACTCGAAGCCTTCGCTCGTGAAGAGCTTGGGCGGCCGATCTTCGGAGGTTCGCTGAAATTGACGCCGGACAGCCGACTTGAAGAGGACCTTCGCCTGACTGGTCTTGATGCCGTTGAGTTCATTGATAAATGGGCTGAGACATTCGGCGTTGCAGCTCAAGGCTTTCCATACAACCGGTACTTCGGCCCCGAGAGTCTCGACGTGATCAAGTCGGTCCTTGGGCTATTTTCCAAGAAGTACCGAGACCCTGAGCTTGTCCCGTTGACGCTTGGGCTGCTCCAGGATGCTCGCTGAGGCAATGCGGCAGGGGCGGTGGGATACGGCTGAGATTGAAACGGCAGAGCGAGTAAGCGTGGTTGAGAAGTGCCCAAACTCTTTGCGGATCGCAAACGGGGGCATCGATGGAGCAGCCCGGTCGCAGGCGTCTGGAAGTCCTTCGTATCGCGATTCCGAGGGCGTTGAGGTCGCTCATTCGATGCCTGGCGCGTATTGCGGACCCGCTTTCAAAGTGGGCGGCAATCATCGCCGTATTCGCTGGCGGTGGATGGGCCTTCTATAAGTTTGCCATCGCTGGTGCGACAGACTGGGCGATCAACCTGTCGGTATCAGCGCAAGTTTTTCCTTACCACGACAATCTTGGGTTGCTCGTGATTCACGTCTGTTCGAAGAATCCTCTCGACAACGAGGTGAGCCTAGATCCCAAGAGGGACGCCTATAAGGTGGCGATACAGCAGATTCCTGAAGGGAAGCCCGTGGGGACTGTCGTCGATCCACAGGATTCCCCGGTGTCCGGGCTGTTCTCTCGGACGATAAACATGATGCCTCCCGATGGGTACACATTTCTGCCCAAGGTTGAGTTCGACGATGCGACGGGAGTTGTCGTCCCGTTGGGCAGCAGACTATGGATTACGGCGGAGCTGGACTATGAGGGGGACTACGTGGTGGCAAACGAAGTCATAATCGTTCCCGGCGGAACTGCTGGCGATAGCGGGCATCCTGTAACGTCGCGCGCGATTTGACACTGTTTCGCGACCGTTTTAGCACTCCCACCAGCACCGCCCTTCGCGCTGGAATTGGCACAAAAGGAACGCAAAGAGATTGCCTCAGTATTCATCAGAACAATTCGCCCTGCTGGGGCATCTCTGGCATCGGATATGGCACTCCACGCTTTCGCATGAGACGACGTTGCGCATTGGCCCGGACGGCGCGCCGTAGACGATCCGCCTCAGATTCCGGCATCAGGGTCGTGCTCGCATCGGGTACGTCGATGTGCTCCAGGCAGTAGTCGTAGCTGTCGAAGTACGATTTGCGACCGGCAGAAACATGCAGCCAACCGCGATACTGGGCATGCTCGCGGCATAGCGGCACATCGCACGTGTATGGTGCGGCTAAGGCGCGAACCGGGAACTCGATGCCGTCGCGGCCGCGTTCATAGCCACCGATTGGCCAACCAAGCTTGAAGTCACAGAGCAACGTCGCAGGTTGGTTACAGTAAAAACACATGGGTTTCATGGTCGGTTTCGCGCATGTTTTGGCACGTGAAGCAACCGCCCTCTGGATATCACTGGAAGAGTGGAAATTCTGGTCTGTCACCCAGACGCGGTATCATCCGCAAACAAACAAGTCCACGAGGGGAACAATGGATCGCCAAGATTTCTACGAAACACTTGCCATGGCCGGGAACGACAAAGCTGCCATCTTCAGAGCACTCCGCTCCATGCCCATCGATGCCGTAGCCGACGTCTTGAACTACGTGCCTGCAGAATACGTCAACGTGCGCGCTGCCATCCCCGCGATGGCACCAGAGGGTGTGCAGATTTCGTGGACTGGCTCGGCCGGATACCCTTTACTCATGCAGAGTTGCGCATTCGTGCGCGCGCTCGAGAATGGATATAGGCGCTTCAACGGTCGCGGACTCGACGATGCGGAGATTCTCGACTTCGGGTGTGGATGGGGCCGCCTGATTCGGCTCATGTACAAGTTCACTGCTCCGGATAATATTTATGGTTGCGATCCGTGGGATCGGTCGATCGAACTCTGCAAACAGAGCAATGTCCAGGCCCATCTGGCCGTCTCGGACTACTTGCCCTTTTCGCTGCCGTTCCCCGAGGCGAAGTTCGACCTGATCTACTCCTTCTCCGTCTTCACACACCTCTCCGAGCGGGCCGCCACTGCCGCGATCACTGCATGCCGCAAGTCCATCAAGGAGAACGGCATGATGGTGATTACCGTGCGACCGCTGTCCTACTGGGACCACCACGAAGAGGCGCAAAACAAGGTCGATCGCGAGCAAATGAAACGAGATCACGCCACGCGAGGCTTTGCCTATACCCCTCACGATCGGCAAGCCATCGACGGCGACATCACATATGGCGATACGTCGATCTCACTCGATTACATCCGCGCCAACTGGCAAGATTGGGACATCGTTGGAACTGATTGCTTTCTGCAGGACCCGTTCCAAACGCTCGTATTCCTCCGGCCGCGTTAATGGTCGGGACGCGGCGGCGGCATGTAATTCGCGCCGTCGGCCGTCGTCCACCCCACGCCGACAGGCGAGTCCGGCGGCAAGACATTTGCCGTCGTACCTTCCGGTGGTTGCCACGATTCGGTATTGCCATCCCATACGACGACATTCGTCACCACTCCGTTTTCGACAATTGCGTAGCCTGTGGTTGTCATGCGTATTCCTCTACAAGAACTAAGCCGTTTGACCCTGCAGCGCCTCCAATAGCGGTGGCGCCGGCACCAACGGCTCCACCACCACCGCCTGCCCCAGGTGAGGACGGTGCTGAGCCACCTTTGCCACCGGCGCCGAATGGCGAATCGCCGCCCTGACCACCGAGCACATAGGCGAGAGAGGATGCTAATCCAGCCCCTCCCAATGAACAACCACGCCAAACAATGGTGTTTCCGGATGGAGTGCCGCCGCCATTGTTTGCCTGACCGGTGTTGATGTACGGAGGCGCGCCAGCACCTCCTGCCGAGCCTCCCAGACCTCCGACTACACTGACTAATGAGCCAATGCTCGTCGTGCCGCCCTGACTGCCGAAGTTGAATCCGGCCGCGCCACCGGCACCGCCAGCGCCGATCGTGATCGTTTGACTCGAAAGCCCGGAAGGTACGATAAATTCCTTGTACTCCCCACCATTACCGCCGCATGCAGCAGCAGATTGAGATGCGTTGGTCGCACCGCATCCGCCGCCGCCGCCACCGCCGCCCACCAACCGAAAGCGCGCTTTCGATGCCGTTACGATACGTCCGGCGAGGATGTATGTCCCCGGCATGTACGTGCCACTAGCGGAAAACACCTGCGCCCCGAGATAAAGGCCAAGCGCCTGGTCGGAACGCAGGGCATGCTGCGCTTGAGTTGCACGTGCAATGCTGAAAAGTTGTGTCGAGTCGCCGTTGAGCTTGGCAAACAGCAACCGGAGTGCCGCCAACACTTGGGTATTGTTGTTCGGATCAAGCACCAACCCAATAGCTTCCGGAATGGCAGCAAGTTCCTCCTGCACGGCTTGCATGAAGGGCCGCGTAACAACCGTTCCCTTGATCCCTTGCGACGGATCGCCCGCTTGCCAGTTGCCATCCGGCGTGTTGATTCGCTGCATGATTACTCTTCCTGGTAGATGAAGTAGACGAACGTGTCGGCTGGCTTCAGGTCTTGGAACACGGATTCGAGGATCGGGTCTGCGAATGTCAGGAGCGGCTCGCCAACCGCGCTCTCGTCGACGCGGAAGTAGATTTCGAGCGAAGGCGAGCCGTGTACGATCACGCCCCATTCGTAGATGATGTCCTCGATCCATAGCGCGTCACCCACCGAGTTTTCATCGACGCGAAACGGGTCCGGCTCGATGATCTCGATGCGATAACCGAGCGCGGCCGCGAGGCGCGTGAAATACGGAATCGACATGCCGCCGGTCTCATTGACCTTCGCGACGACGATCGACACGCGTTGCTGCAGCGTCGTGTCCACGGCCGGCGTGATGCCACACACACGCTCCCAATCCGGCAATAGCTGCTGTGCGAAGAACGGCGTGATGCCGTTCACGATCGTTTCGGCGTCGGCGAATGCGCGATCGAGCGCCTTCCCCTCGGCAGCCAGCTCGACTGCGAGATGCGACTCACGCGGATCGTATGAGACGGGAGGGAGCAGCCGCCCGAGCAACTCGGCGTGTTCGTTCATACCATCGGCCTCAACGTCACCTTGCCGAGCCGGCACCACTCGATCACCTGCGCATTGACCACCGGAACGACGTTGGCCGCCGGGCTATCCAGTACGTAGTCGTCGACGCCGAGCGTGTCGTTGATGACACCGCCGATGCGGTTGCGAATGACCGTGTCACCGGGCGATACGATCGCGTTATAGGCTTCGAGACCGGATTCCACGGCGGCCTGGGCCGCATCGAGCGTGATGCCGTTCAGCTTGACGGCCGCCGTGACGTCGTATGGCTTGATCGACGGCACGACGACGCGCGTATCCTTGGCTCGCACCGGCCGCTGATCGTCGATGTGCGCTTGGGCCGACTTCAACACATCGTTAGAAGGCAGGCCATCCTCGGTCACGATCACCACGTCGACCGTGCCGAGTCCGCGTCGCAGCGGATAAACGAACGCCGCCGTCACGCCCGGCACCTCCATCGCCCATTGCCAGTAGTCGTATTTGTTGCCGCCGGCTGGCGGACGACGGATGCGTTGCAACAGGCGTGCGAGCAGGCTGTCGAGCGTTTCGATCGGCGTGCCGCCGCGCAGGCTCACGATCGTCAGCGTCGCGTCGATGTCGACCGGCGGCACGGTGAGCGTGAGCGCGTCACCATCCTGGCGATTCCCGACGATGCCGGCGTCGACGGCCGAGACGGCGACAACGAGATTGCCCGTCGCGTCGAACGTGCCGCCGCTCGTCGTCACATAGGCCGTGCCGTCCTGGTACTTCGCGCTCATACCGCTGGCGACCTGGATGCCGGGCTTGCCCGTCGCGCGCGCGGTGCCGCTCGCGACGACGGCCGGCTTGCGCTCGATGCCGCGCAGGCGCGCGTGAAGAATGAGTTTGTCTTCGTCGGCCGTGTCCGGAAAAATCTGCTTGGCGGTCCAGACCTGGTGCGCGTACAGCCCTTCGATCGCGCTGGCCGTGCCGCTCGCGCGCACGAAGTGATCCGAATCCGGCCCGACGTCGGCTTCCGGGCGCTGATTCTTGATCTCGCGAAGAATGTTTTCGCGAATCTGGTCGAGAGTCAGAACGGTTGCCGGCATTACGACACCTTGACCGAATGTTGGAAGTGGCGAACGTCGCCCGTGGCGTCGACCACTTCGATGAGCAGAATGAGCCAGCCTTTTTCGGCGGACGCGGACGACACCGACACCTTGCGCGCGCGGCCGTCCTTGACCAACGGGGCGAGCGCTTGCTCGGCGTATTGAACGGCGAGACGGCGCACGCGGGGCGTATCTTTCTCGCGCGCCAGCGTATGCAGCAGCGACCCGACGTCGAGCGCGGCCCACCAGGAGCCGAGCGGTGTGGCAAGGCGGATATACACGGCATTCGCAAGCGTCGTCGTTTGCGTGCCGGTATATCCGCCAGTTTGCGGGTTCAGAAGTGCGTCCATGCCGCGATTGTGATCGCGCGCGCGTGGACAATTCAGATGATGGAGGTCAGTGAGTGCCGCTGATGTCAGGCGACAGGGGTGCCCGTGACGCTGCCCGTTTCCGGATGCTTGTGGCCGTTGAAGCTCTTGCCGCTGATCACGGCATCCTTGTCGACGTTCAGGCTGTCGATGCGCGCGCCGTCGCCACCCGACATCGACATGCCGCCCTTGCCGGTGATCTGCTCGGCCACGTTGAGCGCGTGATCCATATTGACGGTCGGCGTCTTGAAGTTGACCGATTCTTCGGCTTCGATGTTCAGCGTCTTCGTCTTGATGTCGATGACGCGGCCGCGAGCGAGGACGATGGAATCACCTTCGTCCGTGTACAGCGCCACCTCGCCAGCCTTCAACGCCTTCAACCGATACTGACCATGCTCGGTCGCGATGACGATTCCATGACTCGTCTTGCCGCCGACCGGCACCACGACCATCATCGTGCCGGCCGGCGGCGAACTGGTGTAGCCGTAGTGTTGGAATAGTTCGAGGTCGACCATGTTCTCGCCAGCGAGACCTTCGCCGCGAACGGTCGCGGTCGGGCCGTTTGTCTGCACGCCACCGATCATTCCTCGGAAGGCTTGCCGAATGCCGGAAACCGCACGCTGGATGCGCTTGTCGATGTCCTTGATCATTTCATGATGCTCGCGTCGATGGTGGCGTCCGTGACTTCGATCGATGGTCCGCCGCGTTTCTTCTTCCGATGCTTGCGGCCCGAATGCGGATGCGCGTCGAGAATCCACACGCCATCTTCCTTCAGGGTCAGCGTCGTGTGCGTGCCGCCTGGACGGCCACCCGTGAATCGACGCGCCATCAGGAAGTAGATGGCGTCGATCCCGTATTCCTCCCATACGACGTGCACCCGTTGGCCCGGCTTCCACAGCACGCCGTCCGAGGTTCGGTGTCCCTTGACGCTCGCGCGCAGCGTGTGCGCGGCGAGTGCCGAGTCGGAAATGATCTTGCGCGCACGCGCTTCGGCCGCTGCCAGATTGGGCGCGTCGTGGTCGACGACTATCTTGGGGCGGTACACCGGCACATCCTTGTCTTTCACGGTCGCCTTGATGGCGTGCTTGCCGGCCTTCGATCCGGTGCCGTGCGCCTGGCCGAGCACCGTCACTTCCGAGTGTCGCTCGGCGATCGACAAATCCTCGTCGAACCACTCGACGTTGTTGCCCTTACCATCCTCGCGCAGGATCAGGCTCGCGACGGGCGGGGCATTGTAGTCCGGCCCGCCGACCACGAGCGTGCCGTCCGGATCGAACCACGGCCACAAACCTTCACCCTCGGCCGCGTGAACGAGCGCGTCCCATGCCGTGTCACCCGGGTCGACGCTGATCTTGTCCCACGTCGACTGCGCGCGCGCCGTGTCGATACGAATCTTCCTGATCCCGAGCGGTTTAACGATGTTCGCGACCACCTCCGCTAACGTGACCTGTTTAGCCGTGAAAATCGGTGCCGAGCAGTCGCGCAGGATCGCGGCATAGTCCCGGCCGCTGATCGACAGCGTCTTCTCGGTCTTGCTGGTGCGGCGACGCACCTGGTCGACGTAGCCGACGAGCACGGTATCGTCGCCGACCTTGACCTCGACGTGCGCGCCCGACTTGACGGCGTCCGGCATCTTGCCGGACGGGCGCGTGAGGCGCACGTCCCACGCGTCGGCCGGCGTAAGCAGATCGGAATCGATCGAATACGACGACCAGGCACTATGCGCCTTGCCACCGATCAGCAGCGTCACATCGTTATTGGGCGAAGCCACGGACAATGTCTCCTCGCTGAATGAAGTTCGGATTGCGGATCTGTGAATTCAGGCGAAGAAGCTCCGTCGAGCGCAAATAGTCTCCGTACCAGAGATGCGCCAGCAACGTGAGGTTTGACGGCGCATCAACCGTGCGCGAAATGATCGGCGGCAGGACGTCGATCACCTTGATCGCCAGCTCCTGCACCGACAGTGCCGTCTCTTTTAACGGCTCGATAACGGGCCGAGCCTGTTCGACCGGCACGGCCGCGCGTACGGCGTCGATCGCGGCCTGGATCAATTCACGCGTATCGTTCGCGATCTGCTCGACCTGATCCGGCGTCAGCGTCGGTGTGTCGGCCTCATTCGCCAGGACGGCGGATGCGACGCTGGCCGTCACCGTGGCGACGACAACCGCCGTGACGGCCGTGACGAGCTGGATGTCCGATGCGTCAGCGGCAACGGTGCTAGGACGTGCCGGCGCATACGGCGTGGCGGGGTCGGTCGAGCTGCTGGGTGCGGCCGTCGTGGCCTGCGTGCCAGGAATGACGAGCGGCTGGCCAGCGGCCGACGCGGCAGGCAGCTTCACGACCGTCTTCATCTGGTCGCGCATGTCGTTCCAGTCAGACATGACGAGTCCTGGATCGAACGAACGGAAATCCGCGATACCGCTGACCAGGCCGATCAGGTCCGACGCGAACGCGCCCGGCCAGGACAGATAATCGACCGTCGCACGTCGAAAGCCGACGACAAGCGCCGTGATCGGACCGAGCGTCTCGCTCAGGACATCGCGCAAAGCATTGAGTCGGCGCAGGCCAGCCTTCATCGTCTTGAGCAGGCCGACTGCTCGCTCGAACATGCTGGTGCCGGCATCCTGCGCGGTGGTCGCGAGCTGCGCGGCGGCGTCAGCGGTTTGCGTCGGCCGCTGCTCAATGAAGAACGGATTGGCCGGCGTCGAGCGCTTGAACCGCATCTCGATCACACACGCGTCGACGTTCTCGGCATCATGCGACACGTGCGCGCCAATGAGCTGCATGCTCGGCATCGACCCGAACACCGGATGGATCAGTTCGCCCGGCCCCTTGATCGCGAGTGCGCCGAGCAGCGCCTGCATCCGATCCTCGTAATCGTCGCCGAAGAAGATCGCGGTAATACTGGTGGTGTGCGCCTTCAGGCCGAGATCTTCAACGTCTTCGCCGTCGACGTGCGGCACCGCGTACTCAGCGGTATCGCGGTCGATCGTATCGTCCGTGCGCTGCGCGTCGAACGGCACGCCGCGAAACGAAGCATCGAGCAGGCTATCTTTCCATGCCATATCAGAATCTCCGCGCCGCCTTTTGGCCGGCCATCGTGACGAAGTCGTAGAGATGCTGACCGTCCAGATTGATGGTGAAGTGTCCCTCGACAACAGGCGGCTTCTCGTCCTTCTTCTGCGCGAAGATCGAGTCGCCGATCATCTTGCCGAGCTTCTCCCCCCATTCGTGGCCGAAGTATCCGGCGACGGCCCCGACGCCCGCGCCGACGATGTTGCCTGCGACGGGAACGACCGAGCCAAGCGCCGCGCCGGTCGCCGCACCAGCAGCCATCCCGGCAAGACCACCAACAGCACCGCCGGCAACACCGACGTAAGCGGCTTTCTTCTCGTCAGCCGTCTTCGACTGATCGCCCGCGATCGAAAACGCCTCGAGGCCGCTTGCGATCGCCAGCAATGGGCCACCACGCGTGCCGATGGCTTTCGCCATGCCGGCGAACCGCGCGCCGAATCCCGCTGCGCTGGCCGCGCCTGCGACACCTGCGCTCGCCAGCCCGGCATCGGCTGCCGCCACGGCGCCGGCAGCGCGGCCGCCGGTCACAAACCGCATCAGACCCGCGCCCAGGAGGATGGCCGTCAGCCCTTCGAATGCGAGCGTGGTGCCGGCAATTGCTTTCGCGAGGCCCGGGTATTCCTTCGCATAGTTCGCGAGCTTCGACGCCGCGTCGCCGAGCTGGTGATTCAATCCGCGCAGGGCGTCCATCTCCGCGATCTCGGCCTCGTTCTTGAGCTGCTGCGCCTTGAACCCGTCCATCGCTTTCACGACGTCGAAGTCGCCTGCGATCGTGCCGCCTCCGCGATCCCATTCGTGCATGGCGGCTTCATACACCTCCTGCCGCTTGTGCTTCTGCGTGATGTAGCCGGTCAGCGCCATCACGGACTGCTGGTTGCCGAACAGCTTGCCGATCGCCGAACCCTGCAGCAGGTTCGCCATGTCCGTCAGCAATTCCTTGTCCTCGCCCGGTTTGGCGGTTTTCAGTTTGCGCTGGATTTCCTGGTACTTCTTGTCGCTCTTGAAGATCGTCTCGATCGTCGCCTCAATCGCGTCGAGCATGTCGCCGCCGCGCGCCAGGGTCCGCATTTTGACGCCCTCGAAATCCTTGATGCCGGCGCGTTTCGCCGCGTGCGCCAGCTCCCGGCTCGACATCTGGTTGAGCAGGTCGGTCACGTTCGTGCCGGCCTGACCGGCGGTGCCGGCCGTGGACATCGCGGTTTCGTTCAGCGCCAGAATCTTCGCGTAGCCGCGCGCGCCCGAGAAACCCGCATTGCCTGCGGCCGCCATCTGCGCCGGAAGGTAATGGCTCAGGTCCGGGAACTTGAATTCACCCATGTGGCTGGCGACCGCCCCCATGTCCAGCACACGCCCGGTGTCGTGCTCTTCAAAGCGCAAGTTCTGCACGGCCTTGACCGCGACGTTGCCCAGGTCGACCGGGTCGGCTCCCTCGGCTTGCGCGCCTCGCTGCAGTTTCGGCAGAAGCTCGAACGCGGCTTTGTGTCCAAGCGCGTCGTGAGCCATCAGTTTTTCGAGGGATTCCATCGCTTGGTCGAGCGTCCCGCCACCTTCCTGAACAGCCGCGTAAACAACGGCTCGCAGCTCATCGGTGGCCTTCACGCGATCCTTCGGTGCAAGGTTGCGATAGCTGGTGTTCGCGATCATCGCCAGATGCTGATCGAACCGCATTGCCTGGCCCACCGGGCCGGACAGTACACGCGCGCCCGCATAGGCTCCGGCAATCCCTTCGCCGACGCGCAGCATGCCGTGCGAGCCGCGAGCCAGCAGGCTTTCCCGTTCGACCGTCTTGCCAAGTTCCTTGTTCAGCTCGGCGACCTTGCGCTGAACGGCTGCGAACGCGCGCGCCTGTTCGTTCGACGACGAGAAGCCGGCCCGCGCGAGTCGGTTGTACGACGCGACCGTCTGATCGATTTCGCGCCGGATCGTCTGTTCCGATCGAATGTCGAGCTGCTGACGGGCATTGGCGAGCCGTTGCGACCCGGTTAGCACGTTACGGTTCGCGCGCTGATACGCCGCCTCGGTCTGCGCGACATTGCGCTGTACCGCTTGCTCGGCCTGCGCGCCGGATGTCATGCGAACGTTGTACAGCATCCGGCTCGTCGACACGGCGACGCGCGACGCGTCGGTATAGGTCTGCGCCGTCTGGCGCACGCTGCGCTGGACATTGCGTTCGGATTGCTGCGCCGGCGCGGACACCTGGTCGCGCATCCGAATGGTCATGCCGACGGCGAGATCGCGAGACATTCCTATTTACCCTTGCGGCGTTTGCGCCGCATGCTTTTAACGGTCGGCCCGGTCTTCCCGGGGCGACCGTTCGAACCCTGTCCGCGCAGCGTGGCGAACGCGGACAGGTAACCCTCCAGCTCCGGTTCGCTCAGGTTCCGGACTCGCTCTTCGCTGAACCCGCAGGGTCCGAGGACGAGGACGGCGAGTCGGAAGTTGCGGAGGTGGGTTTCCTTTCCTTTCGCTTTTTTTTGAGCAGTTCCTGCACGGCGTACAACTGGTCATAGTCGACGTCGATCGCCGTGCCGATCAGTTCGGGCGTGATCTCTTCCTTCGGGACAGTGCCGAGCGACAGCAGGCACGACGAGATGATCGCCGCGTTGACGCGCATGTTCGACACGCCGCCGCCGAGGATCGACGGATGCTCATAGGCCGAGATGTTGTCGTCGACCGTCGCGAGACGCAGCTCGAAGTCGTAGTGATACTGGCCACTGCCGGCCGGATATTCGATGCCGTAGTCCAGCGAACCTTTTTCCGTCATGATGCTCATTCCGTCACCCGTCGAGTCGAGAAGATGGTGAGGTCGCGGCGCGCCTCGTTTTCCACGCTGTACTGATCGCCCATGTCGAGCGTGACGCAGTCGTAATAGCTCACGCGCTGGCCGCCGGGCGACACCGGGAACATGGTCAGCTTGCCGCCTTCCATGTTGAACCAGTCGATCTCGTCGCCGTCGAGCGGGATCACGACCGTCACCTTCAGCTCGTGTTCCTCGACGCCACGCGCGAAGCCCTTGACGCGGCCCGTGCGATTCATCGTCTTGACCGGCTTCTTGCCGGTCTTCGACGTCGGCGACACGCTCACGACCTCGGCCTCCTGGCCGTCGACCTCGAGCACGATCGCGCCAACGTATTCTTCCAATGCCATAGCTGGCTCCTATAGTGTTGCGAAGGGTGTTACAGGATCAGGTCGATCCGGCCGGCGAACACGTGCAACCCGTTCACGACGTCGCACGGGATCGCAGCATTGAGCTGGTTGACGTCCTGCAGATCGCGCTCGACGATCAGCTTGTCCTTGTTTGCGTCGACGTTCTCGATGATTTCCAGCTCTTCCAGCTTGTAGAGCACGTCGAGCAGTTCGCTACGCACCTTCGGCGGCGTCTTCTCCGACAGCTTCTCGCGCGGAAACCGCAGCGCAATGCGCTGCTGACACGCCTTGCGAACGTAGTCGAGCGTGCGGATCGTCGTGATGTCGAGCAGCGCCGGATCATCGATGCCCTGCGCATCCTTCGTGTACGTCGTGATCGACCGGACGATCTGCACGACGTTGCCCGGGCCGATCTCGAACGGCGTCACGCCGTTGTGCAGCGCCTTCTCCTGCTCGGTGCGCCCGGGCTGCGACGGGATCGGCGTCACGTCGAGACCGGTCAGCGCGAGCGTGTTCAGCGGCCGTGCCGGGTCCGTCTCGCTGGCGATGACGGCCGCATAGGCGGCGGCGATCTCGGCCGGCAAGCACACCGAACCCGGGTGCCAGCCGATCGTGATCCGGCCCGCGTCGAGGTCGCCGGCCAGCGTGGTCGCGGTGGCGAGCGTCGCGGGCGTGCCAGCGACGCTCACTGCCGGACGCTGTTCGAGCGGCCCCGAGATGCTGTCCAGGTGCGTGCGCAGCTTCGTCAATGATTCCTTCGTCGGCCAGCACGTCGCATACACGTTGTACTTCGCGCCGTACACGGCCGCGAGCGCCGGGGCGATGTCGGGATCGTTCAGGCCGCCCGTGAACGCCGTGATCGTCGCCGTGACGCCGGCTGCCTGGTTGAGCTGAGACAGGACGATGTCGTTGCCGAACGCGCCCTTGTTCTTCGTCGTCAACGTCACCTTGCCGTTGACCGAATCCGCCGTGACCGGCAGCGCCGTCTTCTGCGCGATCTGAGCCGCGAGACGCGTGGCAATCGCCGTTTCCGTGTCGGTCGCGTACACGGCGATGTCGACCCGGGTGTTGCCGATGATCAGCGCGAACGCGCCATCGGTCGCCGCTGGCCCCTTGAACTCGACCGTTCCCTTGGCCGGCTGGCCGGCCTGCGCGTCGTCGACGGCGATGACCGTCAGGCTGACGTATTTGTTCGCCGTGATCGCCGCGACGGCCGCGATGTGCGCGAGCGAGCCTGCGCCGAAGTACAGCGCCGCCTGGTCGCCGGAGAACACATCGATCGGCTTCAGCGCCGGGACCGTCCCGTCAGCGGTACGCTGCCCGACGATGATCACGGTCTGATCGTTCGCCGGCAGCGTGCGCACGGCGAGCTTCGTGTTGTATTCGAAATACTTGCCCGGCTTGCGGATGCCCGACGGGATCGTATCGAAAGCGATGTTCTGGCTTGCCATCGGTTAGGCTCCTTTCGCAGCTTTTTTGGCACTCGATTCAACCGCGGGACTCGGCGCGACGTCGACGCTCGACTCCACGGCCGGCGCAGCTTCCACAACCAGATCGCCGTCGGCGACGCGGCGGTGGTAATAGGCGGTATCCGGCACATCGACGGCTTCAGCGACCGTGATGTACTGGCGCGATGCGTGTTCCATCGGGACACGCAGCCCGGATCGGGCTTTCACTTTCATGGTTTCTCCTTCATCTCAATGTGATCCACCGCGTCGGCCGGGCGATCGGTGCCGGGTTGCAGGTAGTAGCGCAGCAGCGTCGACTTCCAGTCCGGCGTCGGCGGATCGAGCTGGCCGTCGTATTGCTCGAACACCTCGCCGAGCGGACCTTCGACGCTGCCTTGCGGAAACGCGCCGACGAATAGCGTGTCTTCAACCCACGCGGTATGAAATTCGAGCGCGTAGACCGACATGGCGTCGTTACGGACCTTCGTGTTGAACAGCGTGCGAATCGCGCCCGGCGCGAAATGCCGGATCGGCAGGCCCATGTCCTGCTCGTTCAGGAGGTAGCGGACGGCCGAGATCAGCAGGTTCGTGCCGACCTCGATCTGCGCCGGCCCGCCGTGCCGACTGGTTTCTTCGTTCCGAACGCTGCGTGCGCCGACCATCACGACGAAGGTCGCCTCGGCCTTCCACTTCGATCGACTCGTCGCGACGGGATCGGTGCGCTTCACGCCGCCGAACGTCACCCACGCGGCCGGGAAGCGCCGCACGACGGATTCCAGTTCGTCGTCATCGAATTCGCCGCCGTAGGTCTTGACCTCGGCGACCATATTGCCGAGGCCGCGCGTGAGGCGGTCGACGACGCCAAGCTCAACTGCAGTGACGATCGGAACGTAGGGCATGGCGTTATCGGTTCTCGCGAGCGAACACGCGCGTGCCGGTCACGAACTGAACGGAGTTGTCGGGTTGCGGAATTGATCCCGTCGTCGTCGAGCCGAGCGTGACGTCGCCGGCCGCGACGAGCTTCAGGAACGCGATCGCGGCCTTGTAACGCTTGTCGATTTCGTCGGTCATGACGGTTTCGCCGCCGCACAGGCGATAGCGCGCGATGTCGCAACACACGCCCGCGAGCATCTTCGGCTGCGGATCGAGCGGTAGCGCGTACCGGCCCGCCAGATACGTATCGATCTCGGCGCTCGCTTCGTCGAGCGCGTCGGACAGCACGACGGCGTTCACGTCGCCAGTGCGCTCGCGATCGCACAGCGAGATTGCCTCGCGCTGTCCGAAGCGGCCGATCATGAATTCGACGGTGGCGTACATGGCGCGTTAGCTCTTCTTGCCGGCCGACTGCGCGGACTTGCCGCCGGATTTCGCGGCTTCCTGCTCGGCCTCGAATGCCTGGATGCGCGCGAGCAGATCGCTTTCGCGCGTGACGAGGCCCGCGTGGCGCTCGTCGAATTCGGCAATGCGGCGTTTCAGGTCCGCTTCGGCAGCTTCGAATTCGTCTTCGGCGGCCTTCAGATCGCCCTCGCGCAGCTTGATCGACGCTTCGCGCTGCGCCAGCTCCGCTTCGATGTCGGCCAGCGCCAGCGCGCGCTTCGCGTCGTCTTCGCTCACGCCGAGCGTCAGCGTGTCTGCATTTGCGAGCGCGGCGATCACGTGGTCGGCGTCGTGATGCGGGAGCGCCGCCGCTTCCGCGTCGCTGAGATGGATCGCCGTGTCGACCACGACCAGGGACTTGTCGGCGACGATTGCGGCGTGTGCGTCCGGATGAAGCGCAGCCAGCGCGATCGTTTTCGGCACGATCCCGAACACATGGCCAGCGCGGCGAAACCCTTCCTTCGCCGACGCCACCTTGATCGCCGGATGTTTCTTGCTCATGAACCTCTCCTGTGAATTCGAACCCAACCGGAGCCCACCATTGCGCCGCAGCTCCGGGACAGTCTTCCTCCGCGCTTATCGGCGTCGCGCGGCCGTCTCTCGCGGGGTGTTATCCCGTTACGCTGCCAGCCACGGCGTGGCCAGCAGCTCAGCCGAACCCTTCCAGATGTTGGTCGCGCCGTAGTTGTTCGAGTCGGCGTGAAGGATCTTCCGACCGACGCCTTCGTACATCGGCGGCACGACCAGCAGCGACGGACGGATGCCGAGCGGGCGGCCGTTGTCGCCCTTCATGCCGGTCATCGCTTCGCGGGCAGCCTGGTAGCTGTCTTCGTTCAACGGTTCCTGGGACGCATACGCGAGCTGCCAGAGAGCGAAGCCGACGTTGCAGCGCGCGTCGACGCCGTAGCGGTACGTCTTCGCCGAGAACACGACTTCGTCGGTTTCCTGATCCATCGGGACGAACGTGTACGGCTTGCGCTGCTGCAGGATGATCGGCTTGACGACGCGCGTCATGTCGAGCAGATACCAGGTCGGGCCTGCGCCGGCCTTGAAGTTCGAGACCGAGCCGACCGTGCCGTTTTCCTGCAACACCGGGTGATCAGTGTCGAAGAAGTACTGGCCGTCGTAGCAGGTCTTTGTCGTGCCTTGCTTGAGCAGGTTGAACACCAGCTCGTCGGGATGCTGTTTCGCGTCCAGGCCCATCTGAGCGATCACCGGCTTGTAGACGCCGTAGGTGTCGTCCGCGATCGCTTCGCGGTCGACGCCGACCGTGTTCTCGAACGTCTTGTTCTTGATTGCGAAGTCGTGCGTCGTCAGGTTCTGGATCACGCGATCGCCGATCCATTCGCGGAATCGCGTGGTCTGGCCGAGCCATGGATAGACTTCCTGCGAAGTGGTCGACGGCACGGGCATCGCGACGCGGTTCCAGTCGGACGGCGCGCCGTCGAAGGCTTGCTGGAATACGGTGTTGTATCCCGTGAACAGGACGCGCAAGTTGGCGCGATTGATTTCCATGTGCTTTCCTTATGGAGTAGTCGATGGGGGTGTAGCGGATCGCGTTAGAACGCGATCCAGACGCCGCCCGGGTCGATGTCGACCACGGTGCCGGCGACCGAGCGCTTGCCGCCGCCGTCCGTCTTCGCGACGGTTTGATCGTCGACGATGTACGCGGTCGAGCCGACGTCCTTCAGCGTGAGCTGGTCAGCGCCGGGCGAATTCGCGACACGCCACTGGCCGCGCCGGATCGTCACGTTTGTCGCGCCGTCCGCGCCGGCCGTGTTGTCGATCTGCTCCTGGACGATGCCCGCGCCCTTGAGCGTGGTCGATTCCGCGCCCTTGGTCGCGAAGCCGGTCGCCGTGTCGATCGCGGCGATCGCGCCGACAAAGAACAGCACGCCGCTCTTGGCCGGGTAGCTGAACAGCAGGCCGGCGCGATGGACGGTGTCGCGGTCGGCAGTCAATGCAGTCATGTGAATCTCCTGGTGGAAGTGAAACGAGCGGCCACGCGACCGTCAGGCGGCCGGCTGCGACGTCTTGTAGGTCGCCGGATCGAGGCCGAGCGCCTTGCACACGGCGAGTTCTTCGACCGACAGCGCGGCAGCGCCAGTTCTGTCGTCGGCCGGCGGGTTGCCGCCCGTCTGCGTGCCGCCGAGCGCCTGGATCGGCTGCGCGGTCGAGATGAATTGCCTCAGCGCGGCGACGTTGCTCTTGCCCAGGTCGCGCGCCCAGCCTTCCTGCGCAGGCAGCAGGCGGCCGTTCTTCAGCGCGGCCGTCACCAGTTCCTCGACTTCGTTGCCGGCGAGCTTCGCGTTGGCGGCGTCGAGCTGCGTACGCAGGTCGGTCATGACCGCGATCGGCACGAAGCGCGCCGGGTCGGCCTGGTTTGCCGTGAGCGTGGCGATCTGGCTGCGCTGCGCGTCGAGCAACGCCGGCAGGTTGGCGCTCGCGGCCGCGACGCCCTGGCCGCCGGACAGCGATTCGATCAGCTTCTTGAGCTGGGCCGTGACGTCGCCGGCAGTCGCGCCGACCGGCATGTTCAGCAACCAGCGCAGTTGTTCCAGGAGTTCTTCCATATTGGGAACCTCGATAGGTGGGACGGTGGAAAGCGCCGCAACTGCGGCGGAATCGAATGCATGCATCGCTGCCGAGCAGGCAGCCGTAAGCTGCACCTCGTCGAGGCAGTCGAGCGCGGGGTCGTTGGTCAGCGCCGCATTGAGCAGCGCGGTCACGTTGCCCGCCTTGTCAAAGGCGAACACGGGAGAGATGTAGGCGTATTCGTCCGCGTCGAGCATCAAGGAAGCGCGAGCGGTCCATTTGACGTCGGTCGCGTACAGACCATCGCCCTCACGCCATTCCAGCGTCTTGAACCACGCGGCGGCCGGCGCGGGCTGGCCGTTCGTTGCCGAGTTCAGCGTCTGGTGCTCATAGTCGATCACATAGCGGGTCTGGCGCGCGCTGGCCGCCGCGATGAGGCGTTCCGCGCCAGCCGCATCGAGCCGCCACGCTGCGCATTGGGTCGGCCGGCCGTCCCGCGCACGGAACTCGCCGGCCGGCAGCAGCTTGAGCGTCGAGCCGGTGGATTGGATTTGCGCCGAAAGCGCCGCGATGAAGAAGATAGCCATGCCGCCATGGTGGCGGTCGGGGCGCTCAAAAATTAGGCGACCGGCGTCAGTACCTAGGCCAGAGAATAGAGGTGCGCGGGAAGATACGCAGACAAAATGCCGATTCGGCGCGATTTAGCGGGGGGTTTAGCGGCCTCCCGCACTCGAGTGGCTATGTTGGGGTGTCCGGTATGCTGACAGGCGGTTAAAACAGCCAGGAATTACTGGTCGAACAATCGGCGCAGGTACGCGGTAACCTCCGACTCGATCCCGATATTGTCGGCCTCGGTCAGTGCGAAGAACGGGCGCGCCGGAATCTTGATCGTCCAGCCCTGGCTGCGGGTCCACTTCACGATCTTGACCCGCTTGTGGCCATTCTTCGCGAACACGGCCAGGTGCGGATGATTCGCCTGGCGCATGATCATGCCATTGCGATCCTTGCGCAGTCTAACGAAGCCGGACATGGGATGACGCTGGATCGCGCCACCGAACTGGTGGATCGCCGCGTATACAATATTAGTGCCGACGCGCGCCGTCGTGGCGTCGTGTGCCGACGTGATGCTGGACGCCAGCCGCCCCGAGCGTTGCAGAATCTTGCCGGTGCCAGCTTCCTCGCGACGGCGCTTGAGCGTCTTCGGACTCAGGCCCAGCCATTTCGGGCGGCCTTGCTGCGCGAAGTTCTCTTCGACCGCGTCGGCCATCAGCCCGGAAATCAACGCCGTCACGGGCGACGCGTCCTGCATCAGCGCCCGCACGCGCTCCATGGTCGCCGCGTACCGGGAGTCATCGATCTCGATTTCAATGATCATGGGCTATACTCCGTCTATACCGATTGCAGTCGCACAAGCTCCCGACTGACGCGACCAAAGGAACTGCACGGTGGCCCGCGACGAGTCGGCGTCGCGGGCCTTTCTATTTGCGGTACGCCAGAAAGCCGTCACGCTGCTTCTCTATATAGCGGCGACGCGCTTCCTCGCCGCGCTCGATATTCGCCATCATGGCCGTCGACCCGGTCCAGTTGTCCTGCCCCAGTTCGAACACGCTCAAACCGTACTGCGCGCCGTCCTGGCCATCGATCAACCAGGACTTGATGTAACGCCGCTTGAGCAGCCACGTGCCAGGCTGCGCGCGGCTCTCTTCCCACCGCAGCCATATCTCGTCGGGTTCCTGGATCGCCCGGGCGAGCAGCGACATGTACGCACCGCGCCCATCCTTGTCCGCCTTCCAGCTCCCGTCGCCGGCCCGAAACAGATCCTCCGAAATGGTGACCGCCGAACGCGTGACGTCTTCGAACACCTTTGACTGGCCCGCCTTCAGGCCGAACTCGCGAAGGAACGCCAGCGCATACTGCTCGGGCGCGAGACCGGCCGGGAGCAGCGTCGACGCCGGCACCGGGGTCGGCGTCGGCAACGTCGGCAGCTCGACACCGGCCGGGAAGGTACGCGGCAAGCTGTCGGACGGCGGCGGCGTGAATGGCTTCATCCACTGCGCGCCCGGGTTCGAGCTGAAGCCAGGGTCCGGCAGCAGCTTCTGCCCGGTAGCCGGGTCTTTGTAGGCAAGCGCCGGCTGCTTCGTGCCCGAACGATCGACGATCTCGACTTCGACCAGGTCGCCGTCGCTGTTGCGCACGGGGATACCGTTCTGCTCGACGTAGGCTCGCGTGCGGGTGCGCACACGGCAACGGCACCGGTAGCCGTTCGGCGGATAGAACGTCTGCCAGAATGGATCGTCGTACCGGTAGATCGCGCCAGCAAGCGCGCGGTGCGCCGGCCGCGTGCGGCTGTCGAGCACCGCGACGTATTCCCAATACGGGTGTGTGTCGACCTGTTCGAGCTGCGTCGCGTAGCGGCCGGCCATGTAGGCCGACTGCATGTTGGTCTGGAAGATCGTCTGCAAACGGCGGGGCGTCAGGCGCTTGCCTTCGATCTCGCCGGTGTCCTGGTCGACGATCATGCCCTGGCCGAGCCAGCCTTTCTTTTCCAGGACAGGCGAGAGCTGCCGTTTAAACTCGTCGAACGTCGTGCCCTTTTTTAACGAGGTCGCAAGCGCCTGACGAATGTCCTGGAGCACGTCGACCTTCATCACGCCGGCAACCGTGAACGCCTTCGCATGCGCCTCGGCGGCGACATCCTGCCAGCGGAAACCGATCTTGTAGCCCTTCGATTCGAAGTAGGCGATCGCCTTCTCCGGTTCGAGACTGATCGCATAGCCCAGATCAACCGCCATTCAGCCGCCCCCACACATCGGCCACGAAGATGCAGCGCGCGAGCAGCTCCTGCATCGCCGTATCGTCCATGTCCGGTTGCGCTTCGAGCAGCATCTCGATTGCTTCGTCCGGAGTCGCGCCTCGGCGCAGCGCGGCAATCGCCGGGCCGATCGTGGCGCGCAACGCGTCCGTGATCGCGTCGGCCGGCAACGCGGCGACGGTCTGATCCAGCTCGTCCTGATCCGGATAGACGATCTCGCCGGCCGCGTTGCGCAGCACGGCGCGATAGCGCATCGTCGAGGTGCGCGGCTGCTCGTCCGGTCGTTCTGCCGGCGGGAGCGCCATCTGCGGCTTCGGGACCGACAGGATGTCCTCACCGTCCTTTGGCTCGGGAATCATGAGCTTGTCCTGCGCCCACTGACGCGGCACCTTGACGCCAGCGCCGACCAGCTTCGGCAGTGCATCAGCGTACAGCGCGAGGTCTTCGGCGTCGCGGGTATCGAACTCGAAGCGCGGACAGCGGCGCGGATCGGACGCGCCGAAGTTCAGCGCCGACAGCATGTAGCAGAGGTTCGTGAGCGTGCGCTGCGCCTGGCGCGCGTCGGACGTCAACAGGTCGCGTCGCACCTCGTTGTGCGTCTTGCCGAGCGCATTCGTCGACGTCTTGCCGTCGGCCTGCGACGTGAGCGTGCCGCCGAGGATTGCCTTCGACACGCTCTTCTCGCACCAGTTGATCATTGCCTCGAACGGGTCTTTCGAACCGTCGGCGGCCTCCGTGAACTCGATCAGCATCCCCTCCGGGATGATGCCGGCGGCGTTGTGACCGATCTCGGCGACCGCGCGCAGCAGCGTGGCTTTCTCTTCCTTCGTCGAGCCGGGCGGATACTTGCCGACGCGCAGCGGCAAGCCGTAGATTTCGAGGAACTCGGCGAGGTCCGACACCGCGTAGGTCTTGAACAGGTACGGCCACGCTAACACGCGATGCAGGCCCGCCCGGGTCAGATAGCCGCTCTTCGCGCGATGCTTGTGGACGAGCCAGCCGAACGGCCAGAGCGGTTGACCGTCCGACGAGTTGTCGCGCAGGCGCAGATCGTTGCCGTCATACAGCGGCGTGCGAAACCAGCGCTGCGGCCGGTGGGTGAGCGTTTTCGGGAGCCACACCTTCTCGACCTGGTGCCACTCGATCTCCTGCGCCGAGAAGCCGTGACCGATCGCGTCCATCTGATCGAACAGCACGTCGTCGAGGTTTGCGAGGTCAGTGAACCATTCCTCCAACTGCGCAGCCTGTTTCTTCTCTTCGGCGCTGGCATTCGCGGGCGCGACGATGTTCCAGTCGAGTGTGAGCAGTGCGCGCTTGCGCTTGCTCATGTCCGCGAACAGATGCGCGTCACGCTCTTCCATGTCGGTGAACAGATCGGACTGCGCCATCAGATCGCCGTACTCGGCTGCTTCCAGGATCGAATGCAGCTTCTTCGGCGTGAGGCCTCGCGACGGATGCTGCGCAAAGTCGCGGGTGATCCAGCCGAGCTTCGACGTCTGCGGTTCGGACAGCACCTCGCGCTGGATCGGCTGCCCGTACATATCAAGAATTTGTGCCATCTTTCATTTCCTCAAAACCCGCGCCGGCTCGATTGCGGATAGTCGTAGTCGTCGTCTGGCTCGTCCGAACCGCGCTCGATCGGTCGGGACGTGACGGCTTCGTAACCGTCCGTGATGCCGTAGCCGCGCGACTGCGCGATCATCCAGAGAATGTGCAGCGCGGTCAGGCCGTCGAAGTGGTGATGCCCCTGCGGTTCGGGCCATTCATCCAGTTCGGCGAGCAGTGCGGTCTGTGTCGCGTGGAACAGAATCGACGGCGTAATCCGATCCGTGACGAACGGTTCCAGTGAGTCGATCCGCAACTCGGGCGCGACGCTGGCCGTCACGCCGACGAGCGGCAGCGGCACACCGGCCCGCAGTGCGGACTTGATCAGGTCCTGTCGCGCCCATTCATACGCGTTGTTGTTCTCGAAGCCGAACGCGCGGCAGCGAAACTCACGCTGGACGCTGATTAGATCGGCTTCGAGCTTCGACGGTACGCGGCGCTTGATCTCCGCATGGATGACGTGCAGCTTGCGACTGACGATGTCCAGACCGCCGACCAGGATCGCGGACGGGTCCGACTTCCTGCCTTGGCCCATCGACGGGTCGCATGCGCCGAACATCAACCAGGATGGCAGGCGCTGCACCCAGAATGTGATGTGGCTGAACACCTTGTCTTCTTCGGTACGCGGATCGCCCTGCATCTCGGTCGCGAACGCGCGCGGCGATTTCGCACGCTGACGCATCAGATAGAACAGCGTGCGCACCGATGGCCAGGACGTGACGGCGCCGGCGTCCATCTCGGCCCGGTGCTCCAGGTAGAACTGATACGATGGGAGATCGGTGTCGGCGATCGCCTCACCACGCGCGGCGGCCTCTTCGATCGCCGGCTTGTCGTCGTTGAGCATCAGCTCTTCGCACCGCTGCCACAGATCCATGTTCGTCGGCATCTGCGCAATCGCGCGGAAGTGATGGACGATGTGACCGATGGTGCGCTTCGCGCGCGAGATCGGATCATCCTTGTCCAGCACCGTGCCGACGCCGATGTATTTCACGCTACCATCGGGCGGACCGAGGTAGTCGATCGCCTTTTCCAGCCATGTCCAGCGATTCTGACGCTCGGTCGGGCTCTTCGCCTCCGCGTCGGTAATCAGGTCATCGCCCATCAGCACCTTGGGACGGCTCGCGCCGTGGAACGTGCCGCGAATCGCCTGCTCGGCACCGAACGGCTCGACCTTCACGCCGTTCTTCGTGACGAACTCGCCGACCTTCCACATCGGCCCCTTGCCGCACACCTCGGGGAAGTCGAGCTGAAGCGCCGCGTTAGCGGTCAGCTCCGTTTTAACGACTTCGAGCAGCTTGGTCGGCAGCGATGTCTCCGCGCCGAGCAAGATGACGTAGTCGAGAAACGACGGCAGCTCGCCGGTCCAGCCGACCTCGCGCCGGATTTCCTCGCGCTGCAGCAGCCCCTGCACGATGATGTACACGGGGCCGATCTTCGTGCACATGGACGATTTCGCCTCGCCGCGAGGCGCGACCCACCATTCGCGCGTGCCGCCAGCCTGGCGCAGCAGCTTCGGAAACCGGCCGCAGAAGTGGGCCTGGAACAGCGACGGCGTCCCGCGAATGTGATGCGGGAAATACGTGTACGCGAAGAACTGGTAATCGCCGTCGACGAGCACGCGTCGACGGCGTTCCAGGCGCGCGGCCGGCGACGGATCGAGGCCCGTTGCATGGGCTTCGATGTCGCGCCGCAGATCGGCCTGCAGCTCCGCGATTTCCTTGTGGAAATCCTTTTCGGTGAATTTCTGGACCATTAGATGAACGTGGTCGGCCGCGCAATCGCGCGAACAAGCGCCATGTAGCCCTTCTGGATATCCGTCTTGGCAATCGCCAGCCAACGCTTGTCAACGTCTGGACTCTGATCGAGCATGTCAAACAGTGTGCCAAGGTTTTCACCTTGCAATTTGATCGCGTTTATCACGTCGATATCTTCTTGGTCCAACTCACTGTATCCCGCGATCATGCGATGCTGATTGTCCATGTGACGCTCCTTTAACCGTAGGCAGTGGCCAGCTCGTCGCCGAACGGGCCGAGGACATCGGCAAATGCGCCGACGTGTTCCGGATGCCTTTCCTTGATGAACGCAGCCAACCGCTGCACAACGCCCATCGCGATTGCCAGTTCATTCGTCTCGGGCAGGATGCGCTTCGACGCGTTGATCGTCTTGTTGTACGCGTCAGCGAGACTCGCGAGCAGCGCAACCTTGTCGGCCGGCTTCATCTCCGCGCCGTCCAACTCGTCCATCGTCGCCTGGTATTGCGTGACCAGGCCGGCCAGCATCTGACGAGCCGCGCCTTCAATGCCGCCACCCGCCATCAGTTGCGCAGCCTGGGCCTTGTCCCAATCATCGCCCTGAATGAGCGCATCCGCCTTCCATCGACGGGCTGTCGCATACGAGACACCATGCTTGGCCGCCGCAATTTCGAGCGAGAAGCGGTCGAACACAAACGCACGTCGGACCTTGTCCCGGATTTCCTTCGGGTGAGCCATGTGTTACAGACCCAGCTTCGCGCGGGCGAACGAGATGCCCATTGCGACGATGCCGCCTGCAACTGCACCTGCACCCGCACCGGCTGCTGCCCCATACTTGATGGCGCGCTTCTCGACGTTGGCGACCTGATCCTTCAGTTCGTCGATCCCCGCGTCGATCTTCTTCAGCATCCGCATTTCCGGGCTGTCGCCCGACTTCACGTCCTCGGTCATGGTTTGTCCTGTTTCCTGTCCAGCTTGTTATTGATGTCGGCGAGCTTCATGTCGATGCTCACCAACCCGTCACGGAATTCGTCGCGCATCTCACGGTGCTCGCTGCGCGGAACGTAATCGCGTGCCACGGTCTCGCGGAACGCAGCGAACTCGCGCAGGATGCCGGCGTCTCGTTTTTCGTTGTCCTCCATCTTCTTCACGATGCTGCGGATCACAACACCGCCGAAGAGGTTGACCGCTCCTAGTAGAAGCGTGATGATCCCCATGAAGATCGCGGCCGGATCGAATGTCACTTGCATGTGCACCTCCGGTTGATAATCCGCTCACGACGCTTCTGGCATTCAATGCAGAATCGGCAACCCGGTATCGCGCGGCGACGTTCATCGGGAATGGGTTCGCCGCATGCTTCGTTTTGGCAAAACGATTCCGATTCGGCAGTGCTGCGCACGGGTCGGGTTGCCGCTGCGATCGCGAGCGCGCGATACTGTTCTTCGATCTCGCTCGCGTGGTCAAAGTCATCCATCTATTGGTTGTCCTCTTGCTCCGGGAGTGCGGCCTTCACCGCCTTCAGTTTCGATTCCGTATTTCGGGCGCGGGTCGCGTAGTCGACAAACCAGTCGAGGATGTCGGCTTGTGATACCCCGGAGTCAGCGGCGGCATCGGCGTCGGGTCCGACAACAGCAGCGGCGGGATCGGCGCTTGCCGGCACGGGGGAATCACCAGCGTCGGCGATGCCTGCTGCGTCGTTCCACACGCGGACAAAGCCACGACTGAACACACAGCCAGCGACAAGCGCATCATTTTTCGGACGGGGAACCGGTGGACTGCGGTGCGGTTGCGTGACATGATCGATTCGCTCCTTCAGTGCCGTTGTGCTCTGCGTGACGGCGGTTTGAACGGTGAGATAGCCCGACTCCGCGGCCGACGCGCGTGCCACGTCGGCGGCGTATCGACCAAAGGCATTGCTCGCGGCCGACGCGGTTGCATGCTCAACGGACGCACGGTAGTCGGACAGTGCCTTGTCGCCGATTGCCCTAGCCGCGTCGTAACCGTGCTGATAGACATTCGCAAATACGATGGCGAGCAGTGCGGCAGCAATCAGACCGACTAGCAGCTTCTCTGTCTTACTGAACGGGATCATCGGTTTTTTCCTTTGACGGTCGGCCGCGCCATGCAGCGAGTGCCTGGATGACGGCCGAGTAGCCACCGACGCAGCCGAGGTAAATCGCCCAGGTCTCGATCGTCAGTTGCTTCGTGATGCCCTGGTAAATGAACATGCCAGTAGCAACGGCGGCGGCGACATTCGGCCAGAGCTTCGAATGCGACAGCTTGCCGTCGTGGCCCGTGATGAGATCGGCGACGCGCATGAGGTGTGCCGCTTCGATCAGGCGATAGCGACGATGCCGCCAGCCGCTTTGTAGGCGGCGGTGAGCATAGCCAGCTCGTTCTGGCGCTGACCGTAGTCGTTGCCGGGCAACGACGCCCAAATGTTCGAACACGCCTTGATCGCGGCCGCGAGCTGGCCGGCGGCGATCAGCGGCAGCGCGCGGCGTTCACGAATCTGCTGGATAGCGATCAGGTCTTGGGAAAGCGGGCTGAAGTCGTTGAGCTTGAGCAGTTGCGCGTAGGGCGCGTAGTAGCGCGACAGAAGCTGGTAACGACCGGCAGCGGTAGAATTCAACTCTGCGTTGTAGATGTCCGGATGCTTCGCGTAGGAGGGAAACGTCAGCAGGCGCGGCGCGATGATCTTGCCGCTGCGCTTCATCGGCCCGTGCGAGCCGACCAGTACGTTATAGCCGTCGTCGCTGTTCTGACGCGTCCATGCGTCGATCTCGCTCGCGGCGATCATGTCGAGAAACGCGACGACGTTCTGTCCGCCCGCCGCGCTGGCCGTAATGCGTGCCATCGATACCCTCGGTATGTGGAATGATGACCGCATTGTTGATGCTGTACTGCCACTGACACGAGTCGACCAATGTCAGCGGGGACCAACAAAAAGCCCCGCACGTGGCGGGGCTTCGTTTAATCATGGCGGGATTCTAACGCTAGAACAACTCGGCCTGGGGAACGGCACGTTCGGTTGCGTCAGCGCGCTTCAGGATGCGCCAAACATGACGGTCGGCCATCTGATAGCGAAGTGCGAGCTGCGCGACAGCGTGGTTTGCCGCATGGTCGCGGGTCATCACGTCGAACTCGGCACGAATGCTGCGGTACATCAGTTCACGCATGGCCTTCACGCAACGCGGGATATACAACACGTCACCGCCAAAATGCGCAGTGAGCTGATCGGCCGCATCCGGTCCTACGATTTCGGCCAGCGCCTCGTAACGGATTTCGCCGAGGCGCGATCGGCGCATCGCTACCGGGAAGGTCGTGCCGCCGAGCTGCTCGACCAAGCGCACCGTCGTCGGCAAGCCGATCAGCTTGACGATCGTTTTCACGACGTCGGGCAACAGGTGTTCGACACCGTCGAATTTCATGCCGACCTCCGCTTCGCATCGTATTGCAGCGCCGCGATGAGCTTGCCGAGCATCACGTCGTCGCAGAACTCGATCGCGTCGACCTTGCAGATTCGCTTCACCATGCCGCCCACGTAATCCCACGAACGGCCCGCATCGGCGAGCAGCGCTTCGATTTTGCGGATTTGAGCCGCGCGCGGCCGTGCAACGTTCGGCCGGCGACCAGCATCGCGCTTCGGCTTGAAACCGCACCGCTCGAAGTGCTTCAGTAGCTTGTGCGCGCCTTCCGGCGTCAGGTCTTTCGACGAGCTGACGCCGGCGACGCTGCGCAGCACCGTGCGGTATTCGTCATCGGTCATCGCGAGCTGCTGCTTTGCGATGTGGATTTTCGCTACCGTTGTTTTCGCGATCAGCATCACGACCTCCGCCAGCGCCGCAGTTCCTTGCGGCAGAGACAGACCAGGAACACAATCCCGACGAGGATGACAACGATGTCAGACATGGCCGATTCTCCGCGTGTCCGGTGCGCCGACACCAGGACGCACGACGGCCGATCGACCTTGCTCGATACCGTGCCAGTGATCGTCGGTTGTGCGTCGACCAGACACGTCGCGCGTGCGAGGCTCGAATTCACGTACCTGCGCGTGGTGCGCACGCATGTAGGCGTCGATCATCGCCGTGTGCTCGACAGTGCGCACGGCATCTTGCAACTGCATGCGCACCGCATACACCCAACCCTCGCAGAACTCGTCGGCGCGTGCCGTCTTGTTCTTCGGACCGCAACGGCGCAACTTCGTCTGGATGTAATCGCGACGCGCCACGCGCAACTGCCGCGCGAACACGTCGAACGTGTACTTCGCTATCTCCGACGCCGGTGCAACGCCGACGAACGTGTAACCGCCGACGATGTCAGTACAGGTGCTGTTGATCTGCCGGGTGAACAGCAGTTCGCAACCGTACGCGCCAGCGACAACGCTCGCGAGTGCTACCTCGTATCGCACTGGCCGACGAGCCGCGCCGCTCTTCGACCATTCCTCGCTAGCACCGGCCGCGAGCAGTTCGGGATGGTCGATGCCGAACTGCTCCATCAGCTTCTGTGCCTGGCGAAGCGCGGCAGCTGCTTCGTGCGGCTCGTTCGATCTCGACAGCGCCAGGCATTTCCGGATTTTCTCGATGGCGGTTTTCCTGTCCATGTCCGCTCCGTTCTCAACGACGTCGATCTTCGAGTGCCGGCGCGGCGGTCGGCATCACGACGTCGTCGGTGCTCACGATTTCCATCGCCACGTCGGGGCGCTCCCCCGCGATGTAGCGGGCCCGATGACCTGCGTAACTGCGCTCGCATCGAATCGCGTCACGAAAGACCTTGATCGCCTGCATGGCTTTGTCAGCATCCATCAGATAGCTTTCGAAGCCGATCCGGACACATGCGATGTCGCGCTTTCGCGCGGAATTCGCCCATGTAACCATCACTGCACCTCGACCTTCTGTTCGAACGGTTCGATCACGAAATCCTCGACGCCGGTCACGATGGTGATGCCCGGGAGGCCACGCACCTTTTCAGGTTCGTTGAGAATGGCTTCCTTGTTGATCTCTTCCTTCACGCGAACGAATGCGGAGAGATCGCGCGCCTTGAGCAACTCGATCACCGCGTCGACGCCGCGCACCGAGCAGCTCGGCGGACGCTGACGCCATTGCACCTGACCGGTGATGAAGCTATAGGTCTTCACCTTGCCGCTGTTGGTCAAGGTCTCGCGATGCGCTTCGCACCAGGTCTGCACGCCCGACTGAAGCGACAGCAGGGTTTCCTTCAGCGGTTGAATCTGCTGTTGATAGCGCTCGGTGATCGCCGCGATCTCGTCGTTCATGTTCGTCTGCAGCCGGTCGATCTCACGGCTCGTGTCGCCGATGTCGCGAATGGTCGCTGCGACGTCGGATTCCGATTGCGCGACGAACACCTGGGCGGCGGCTTTAATGCGTTGTTTGGTTGCCATGTCGATTCCTATACTTTTTCAATGGTTCAGTGAAATTTGGTCGCGCTATCGTCTTTCACAACAACGCGTTTCGCGACGAACTCGCTCACGGCCTTGACTACGTCGTCCGGGCCGCCCTTGGCGTGTGCGATGACGATCACGGATACTTCACGGGTGAGGTCGCGCAGCACGCCTTCGAGTGAATCGAGCGTTGAGGAAAGCCGGATACCTGCACGGTTCATCGTGTCGACGGCGATGCGCAGCTCGTCGACAGACATCGACCAGGGATCGTGTGCGCCTGCGTTATAGGGTGGCATTGCCTCGGCTTCGTCACGTTGCGTCGACCGCCATTGCTCGTGCTGGCGCAGTTCCTTCGATTCACGCGCCTCCTCGAGTGACTCGCGAAGGCGCGGGCTGGCTTCGAGCTGCGCGTCGAGAATCGCCGCGACGCCACGGAAGTCGCCCGCGATGTGCTGCAACAGCACGCGGTTGATCAAGCCCGCGAAGTCGCGGCCGACTGCGTCACGCTGCTCAAGGGCGGCGGAATAGTCGAGAAGGGTCTTGTTCACGCGATGCAGTTCACGACGCAGTTCCGGCACACTGTCGAACGCCTCGGGATTGGCCAACGTCGGGCCTTGGGTGATATGGATTGTCATAGGTTTTCGTTCCTGTTATGCGAGGGTTTTAGATGCCTTGATGAGCTGACGAGCGGCGGCGACGCCCTTCCAGAACTCTTCCTCCGGCTTCTCTTTGATCAGGCGTTTCGCCATCGAGATCACGGCGGATTGCGTCTTGCCGCCTGCGATACGAAAGCCCGTGCCAACGTGCGTCACGACAAATGCCGGCTCGCCTGGCGTCGTTGCAACCGGATTGGCATGTGCGGCAAACAGCTCGGTCGGATACTGCGGAAAATCGATGCGCTCGCCATCAACCTTGATTCGACTGGCACGACCCGCTTGCTCGGAGTAGGTAAAGACGTGAAGTTTCATTGTAGTAGTCCTAATATAGATGATCGATTATCGCCAGTGACGATGGCATTATTGTCAGTGTCCCCGCTCCGTCCACAGCACACGAATGTCGCCGACCTTGAATTGGCCGGTGCGGTAGCGCGATACCCCGGAACCACCCATGCGGTAGTACGTGGCTTCGCCTTTCTCGACCATGTCGGCGCAGATCGCGCAGTTCTGCACCTGGATCGTTGGCTTCGAGCCGTTCGAGAACTCGATGCCGATGACGGTGAATCCCTTCGAAGTGAGCGTCTCGATCGTTGCCGCAAGGCGCAGAGCTGTGAGCTGCATCAGCCGATTGATCGGCGGTACTTCTGGATTGATGGCGTTAAAATTCGGCGTCAATTGGACTCTCCTTTAACGGGGCGATGCGGGCAGGTCTGGCATGTGCGCCAGTGTTCGAGCTTGATCGGATTGTGGGTCGGGGCCTTCTGTAACGCGTACTCCCGGCAATGTTCGCCGTCGACTTCGGCATGGCTGAACGGACACGTGACACGGCTGAACGCTGCGTGGTATCGCGCCCTGATCCGGTCGGGCTTCGCCTTGCCGGTGCCATACGCGCCGCTGCCGTTGACGAAGATGGAAAGGGTCTTGCGTGCCACGCCCATGCGGGTAGCAACCTGCGTGACATTGATCGCACGCACCTCGCGCATCAGACCGTTGACGAACCAGTCTTCCTGCATATAGGCCGGCTTACTCATCGGCGATCTCCTGGTGTTCCATCCACATGACGCGATTCCAGTTCGGATCGAAAACGACCTTTGTCCGCTGGACAAGTGGCGCTTTCGGTCCGGACTCCATGTTCTTGCGCAGTCGGTAGCGAGCTGGCGCGGCGTATCGCGAGTGCTTGTTCGCCGGGGCAATGCATTCGAGATAGCCGGCCGCAGCAAGTTTGCCGACATAGGTCGCGGCGGTCGCCTCCGAGATCGGACAAGACGCCGTGCTGGCGAATGCCGCGAGTTCAACATGATTGAAGTCCTGTGCGATGAACATGCGGCGCATCGTGGACCACATGGCCTCGTTGATTGAGCCTTGCACGACCTCGTTCCCGCTGCGCGTCAAGCGCGGCGCTTCGACGCCGTTGTCGCGCACAAGTCGGTATGTGCGACGTACGGCTGCGCCTCCGAGTCGCTCTTCCCGTTCGACCTCGACGTAGCCGCCCTTGAGCAGTCCCTTCATATAATCCTGGACGGCACTGATTTCGGTACGCGAGGCGATTGCGACTTCCCGTTGTCGGAAACCGTCGCGCGTGCTGCGGATTGCCTCCCAGATACGTTGGCGCGGATTCTTGCCGCCTTGCATTTCGAGGTTGATCGGCTTACGCGCCATGAGAACCCTCCATTCGCGGATCAATGTCGCTCACAACTTCCGCAGCAGATTGAAGTGCGCGCGCGAGGGCCAGCATTTCGCGGCGATTCAGGAAGAGATCGGCGAGCCGCTGACCGCCCTGGTAGGTGAGTCCGTTGAAATAGATGGTCAGCAACGAGAAGCCGTTGCCCTCGCGACATGTGATCCCAATGTCACCGGAGTCGGCGATCTCGGAATCGAACTCCTCACCTTGATCGTTCTCGGCAAAAATTCGTGCGTCACGAAGGCCGTCGATAGTCAAGCTCACGTCCATTACACCCTCCGCTCCGGCGCACGGCCGGTGTAGAGGGCAATGGAATCGAGGTCCGAGCGCTCGAAGTCAGCCATACCGCGCGTCATGCAGTGCTCGTGGATCGAAACGAGATTCACGCACACGCGGCGCACTGAGCCGCGAGACAGTTCGACCAGGTGCGAAAGCACATCGTCGGCAATCGCGAGATCGGGGGCGTAGATCGAGGCGAGCTTGCCGGCATCGCTCACGCTGACCGGCTGCGCCGGTGCCCACGTCAGCACGCGTGAATGGAAGCGCTCCCACCGTTCCAGCTTCTTCGGCAGCAGTTCTTCGCCCACCAACAGCAGCGATCCCTGCGAACCCTCATAGATGTCTCGCGTCAGCTCGATGAGGGCGTCAGATTTCGCGCAATAGTCGAACTCGTCGATAATCAGCGTACGGCGCGAGGCCGACAATTGCTCGCAGACCAGATCGAGCAGGCCGGACTTGGTCGCGCGGCCATGCTTGACGCCCATCTCGTAGAGAATCTTTTCCAACATCACTTTCGCGCTCCACGCGCTGCGCATCTGCACGTAGTAGGCGCGCGACTCTACCGCGATCGAGTTCGTTGCGAAGGTCTTGCCCCATCCGGCCGGTCCGTGCAGGACACCGATGCCCGGCACACCGCCGCGACGCTGATTCAGTCGCTCGATTGTTGCCGCCACAAGGTCCAGCGTGGCGATCGGCGCAATGCCGCCGGCCGGGCGATTGATTGCAGGGGTGGTTTTCACCATAATGACAATGCCTCTCGTCAAGGGGTTAGTTGAATGCACGCGTCACGGTGGCGACCGTGGCCGTGCCGGGCACCGCCGGGCTGGATGCCTGGCGGTGTTTTCGCATGGCGATTGCGAATTCAGGGGTCTGCGGGTATTGGCCGTACCAGCGCGTCAAAATCGGATCGTCGATCGTGCCGCCGGCCGCGACCAGTTGGTCCAGTTCCTGCCACTTGCGGAACCGCAGCTCCGGCGTTTCCGGAACCGGCCGAATCTTCTTCACGTTGCTCTCAGGTGTGGGCTGCACTTGGCTTGCAGCCTGCCGAGCGTCGATGATCCGCTGCAGATCGGCCGGAATGTCTGCTTTCGGCACGACGCGATCGAGTGCGCGCGCTGCCGTGCCGGCTGCCTTGAGTTCATCGGTCGTATGCGTGGCGGTGCGCGTCGGCAGTGCGGTGAGCTTGCCGGCCTGCGCCGCTTTGTCAGCCACCAGATCCCGCACAAGGCGATCCGTATCGACCTTTGTGCCCTTGATGGCGTGCATCTGCTGCTTCACGTGTTCGCGTTGCTTACGGCGAGCCAGGACGGCGATTTCCGCACGTGACACACCGGTACGCTCCGGATTGCGCGCCACGCAAACGAACTCGCCTTCGTGATAGACAATGACCTCGCCGAGATCGGGCGTGATGCGTACCGCAACATCCTTGCCGACGTAGAGCGCCAGCTCCGGGGCGATGAATTGCGCGTTGTCGATGCGCAGCCCCTTCTTCGTGACGGTGTATCGTCCCTTGCCGGCGGGCGGTGCCAACAGCACATCGAGAGCACGTTCGTCCTCGATGCGATGCACGGGGCCGGTATAGCTCGATGCCCGCTGATAGGGCGACATGCCGATGCCTTCGTGATGCGCGTGTTCGTAGACACCCCTGATCCATTGCTCGATGAGCGCGCGCAGTTCGGATGCCGGCATCGCAAGCGTGACAGCTTCGCCCTTCTTGAACAGGCGTTCGGAGAACGCGCGGCGCGCTTCGATCGCGCTACGCTCGGCGACGCTATGCCCGATGAACGCGGACAGTCCTTCCAGGATCGAGTGCAGCATCGTCTGGATGCCGCGCTCGACGTGCGGTTTCTGCCACGGCGAGAACGGGGCCGTGACGTAGTGCGCGATGCCGAGTGCTGCAAGCGTCTCGATGAAGTTGCGGCTCTTGTAGTCCTGGCCGTTGTCGGTAACGATTTCCTCCGGGACACCCCACAGCAGCAGGGCAAGGCGCAACGCATACTTGTGCGTCTCGGTCTTCGGCGTAGGAGCGAGCACAACCAGCTTGCGCCGGCTGTACACGTCGATCACGACGGACGCGGAATAACGACGCTCGACGCCGTCTTCGTCGGTCAGCATCCAGTCGGCCGGCGTCGCGTCCATTTCCCATCGCTGATTCAGGCGATCGACGTCGGCCGACGCATCACCGAACGCGGTCATATACTTGTTCTTCCACTCGTCCGGATTGGTGGCAGCCGTGAACAGGCCGTCGTGCTTGCGCCGCCACGCCGTCACGAACCGATACGTCGCATCGTAGGACGGCGCGGCGAACAGGATTTCACCGGAGTCGGCGTCGACAGATGCCTGGTTCAGCAGATTGACGATGTGCTGGATGCCGAGGTTCGGTCGGTCGATGAGCAGCGCGAGCGCTGTTTTTTCCAGCTCGGGTTGCTTCGTGAACACGTTCACGTCGCGCTGATGCCGGCCGTCCTTCTCGTCGATCAGGCCCGCAAGGCCGACGCGCTCGTATTCGAGCACCCACCGCTGCAGCGAACGCGGCGAGATCGACGGGATCGTCGACCGGACCGCCGCCGCAACCTCGATTTCCTTCAGGTTGTATGCTTTTGTGTAGGTCGGCCAGGACACGCGGCGGCTCATCGGCTGCACCGTGACGAACCACGTCTCCCAACTCTTGACGATCTCGTAGCGCGCGTCGAACCGTGCCTGCACGCCCGGCGGCAGTTCGGCCGTCAGCTTCTTGAGGCTTTCCTGCGCACGCTGATTCTTCGCTGCGCGCTCGGCTTCGGCATCGGCGCGAACCTGCTCAATCAACTTGAGCGTGCGGCCGGCCGCGTCGCCGCGTGCCTTGATTTCCCGATACCGCTCGACGGCCTTGCGCACGTCGGCCGGCAGGTTCGCCAGGTCAAACAGCTTGCGCTGGCCGCCGCGCACGGCTTCCAGCTCGAAGGGCCAGTTTTCGCGAGTGGCACGACGTTCGGCCGAACGCTTCGTAATAGAGAGGGCTGCGGCAATCAGCTCAAAGTCGATCATTACGCACGCCCTCCAAGCCGGCGAACTACCTCGTCGACAAGCCGGTCCATGACGGTGTCGGGCACGTTCTTGCGAAGCTCACCAAGGCGAGCTTTCACCGAACGCTCTTGCAGCGTCAACGCACCGATCTCCGCGAGCATGGCTTCTTCGCCTCGATACACGCGGCAGCCGCAGCGGTCGGCGAGCATTTCGAGCATCCGGTAATCGCCGGTCGCGACCGTAAGCGCGGGAATAGCTTCGGCAGGAAAACGCCAGCCTTCGGCGCTCGGCGCGCAGTAACGATCGAGCATGTTCTTCGTCGTTTCGTAATTGGACAGACGGGAGATTTGCGCGGCCACCTCGTGCCGGTCGATACCGCGACTAGACACGGTGCCGAGCATGTCCGCGAGGGTCTCGCGAACCGTGAGTGCAACGTCGAGGCCGCCGGCTTCGGGGCGCGGCGCCGGCGGAACGTCAAAGAAGCTCAGTTCCATCTGGCCGGAAGTGGCTTTTCGGGTAGTTTTACGTGCCGACATGTCAAGCTCCGCCCGCACAATTGACGTTGCACGCGTCAGACCGGGTGATAGACTTACATTCCGTTGACGCGACCGCTTTGCGTCGGCCGAAACCGCGCTCACCGCGTCCGCTACGTGCAGCGCCGTCGATGTGATAACGGCTCGGCCAAATGAGATGACGAGGTACGCCGATCGTCGCTGCGATGATCGATTCGGCCTTCGGCCAAGGCACGTCGAGTGCATTTTTTAACGCGCCGGGCGTGTAGCCGTGCGCCATCGACAGTCGCCGCAGCGACCATCCGGCCTTTTCCAGCGCCGCCTTGATGTCGGCGCGATGCCAGTCTTGCAGGGCAACCTGCTCGGCTGGTTTTTTTGACATGTTTAGCGTGTTCATGGGAATGAACAATAGCACGCAAAACCGTGCCTTTCAATGTGTTTTGCGTGTCGCGCTTCGGTTTTTGCGTGCTACTCGGGAGTTTTTGCGTAACACGCTGATTTGATTTGATATTTTTGAAGTGCGACACGAGCCGCGAAAGTGCGACACGCGTGTCGCACTTTCTGGGGTGAGTGAATGACTGAAAGTGCGACACGCATTTCCGTTGAGATAGGCGAAAGATTGCGTGCCTACCGAGAGCACTCTCGCCTGTCCCAAGACCGGCTGGCGGAGCTAGTCGGCGGAACGAAGCGAGGAATTCAGGACAATGAGGCCGGCCGAACAGCCCCGAACAGCAAATTGCTTACCGGGCTGGCGCAGAACGGTCTGAGCATTAACTGGCTCTTAACAGGCAAAGGGCCGATGCTCGTCGCCGATCTCGATACGTCTACCACCTCGGTCAATGGTGAGATTCTCGGCATGGCCTTGGCCGCAGTGGAAAAGATCGCAGCCGAGCGCCGGTTAAAACTACCACCTGAGACGCGGGGGAAGCTCGGTGCGTTGGTGTACCAGTATTTCCTGATTGAGAAGGCAGAAACAGAAGCTACGGCCTATGTCGCCCAGCTCATGGAACTTGTTTCAAACCACTGATGTAGGGGTTTAGATGGAAGACAAGAACAAAATCAGAGAGTTAGCTGCGAAATTGATGGCCGACGGAACGAGTGTGGAAGCGCCGCGACTCGACGGACAACCCGCAGTTAAACGGCCACGAACGAGACCCAATCTCAGTATTGTCGTCAGCGGAAGCGCCGGCCAGGTTGCCGGCGGCGACATCCACAACACGTACCATATCGAGAAGGTCGTACCGCCTCCAGTCGTTGTGCAGACCGGCGTAGGCGTGGTCGATGCGGCTCAGAAGCGGCAGCTACTCGATCTCCGGGACGACATCGTCAAAGCGTCGGAGGTTAAAAAGAAGCCAAAGACACCGCAGAGCGTGATGTACGGACTCAACAAGCACATGAACGTGAACACGTATCACGAGATTCCGGCTGAAGGCTTTGAAAAGGCGCTGAAGTATATGCAGAAGCAGCGCGCGATGCTTGTCGGCATGGCGTCCGCGCCCAAAAAGCTCGCCGATTGGCGGAATCGCCGCATAGCGGCCATCCACGCCCGCTGCAAGGAACGCGAGCTTGAGACATGGCGACGCACCTACATGCAGCGCACGTTCGGTAAGGGATCGATGATTGACTTGGGCGATGACGAATTGGAGCGCCTCTATCGGGCCGTCATGGGGAAAAAGTGACGCGGGTGCTCGATTGGTGCCAAGTTCTGCGCAAAGTTTGCTCAGTGCTGCTCGGTTTTCGCACAATCGGTGCCAAACTGGCTCGCGCAGCCGATTAGCCCGTCAGCCCCGCCGTTATTGGCTTTGTGCCAAGTTCCCGGCTGCCTTAGCTGATGCCATATCGAGCACCACCCCACACATCCAGCCCGGCAGCGTACCAAGCCGACCTTAATGCCACGGTGATGTGATCCTTGCAATTGATTGCAACTGGCCAAGATTCCGGTCCGTTGGGGGCAATGTTGGGGTCAAGAATCCGGAAATGGAAAAGGGGCTACGGCGATTAGCCGTAACCCCTTGATTCCTTTGGTCGGAGCGATAGGATTCGAACCTACGACCCTCTGATCCCAAATCAGCAATGAAGATCTTAATGAAAGCCTTGCCAGAAAAGGCGCTCCGGCTGCTTTTGTCTAATGTTATGCTCAAAAAACATGCACGGAACGACAGGGCTTTGCGGGCGGCAGCGGGGCAATTATTAGACACCCTCAAGCCGATTTGGGCAGACTCAAGCGTACGTCCGCCACTGGTACATTTCGCTTTTTGATGTACGTCTCCGTCATCTTCTCGTCGGTGTGCGCGGCGGCAATCTGGAGCGCCTTCACGTCATATCCAGCCCGCTCGCCGTCCGTGAGTGCCTTGGCTCGAATGTCCTTCACGGTGTATCCGAGATGCAACAGGTCGGCGCGCTTTGCTGCGGCTTTCCACGCCTTCAGGATCGTATTTGCGGCGTACATCTTCCCGTTCCGGGTGTGGACGACGGGCATATCGCCGATGGTCGGTCGGCCGTCGATCTGTCGAATTCGTGACAAAACCTCGTCGATCTCGGGCGTGATCTTGAAGTCGACCCGCACGCCGCTCGAATCTTCTGTTTTGCTCGGGATGAAGTGGATTACTCCGACCTCGCGATCCACGGCTGACCATTTCAAGTTCCGGATCTCGGTCGAGCGCTGCGCCGTCAGGTAGCATAGATCAATGATGCACTGCATCATCGGACCTGTCGGTACGTCCGCCACTACCTCCTTTTCCCTGTCCGTCCCCTCGTACATCTTGTAAGTAGTCTCAAGCATTGCGCCGCGGATTGCGGCAAAGTGCGCGTCGGTGATGTAGGTCTGCCGCGGCTTCGGTTTCTTCAGCTTCACTTCCTTGCACGGATTTGTGTCGCGCCTTCCTTTGTCGACGCACCACTGGAAGAAGCCGGACAGGAACGCGCGCATGACGCGCTGCATGTGCAGCTTGCCAGCGTACTTTACCTTCAGCCAGTTATTGATGTGCGTGGGCTTCACGTCCGCGACGTTGACCTTGCGGAACCCGTTGCCGGCGTAATCTCCGTACTTCGGCCACGCCTTTTCCTTGTGCAGCAGCTTGTTCTCTCGCACGTACTGATCGATCAGCGGGCGCATATCTCCAGCACCTTCCGGGCGTTCGCGTTTCTTCCGCTCTTCGGCCAGTCGCTCGACTAGCTTTGTTTCGTCATCTGCCAGGCTGCACAATCGAATCCATCTTCCCGAAACTGGCTCGCTCCAATACCATGCGCCGTGCTTAGCGTAAACGCGCGGATACTTCGCCTTTTTGCGATTGGTAGCCATCAGTCAAAGCAGAGTTCAACGGTTGATGTTGCGGGATGCCCGACAAGGCCGGCCTTTTTCGCCTGGAGTGACTCGAAGGTCGACCAAGTCATGATGATGGCGCCGTTCGCGGCCGTGACGACGTCGATGCCAAACGTCGCCTTGAACCAGTCGGCCTGCTTCGTGTATCGCTTCTTGCCGGTGACGACTGCGAGATCGGCCGGCTTCATCAGGCGTTCGGTCATGCTAGGATTCCTTTACGCAATGTCATCTGGAGATTGCTATGAGCGAGCCACAAGAGCAGGTTGACCGTCGTTTCATGGATCAGCTTCTGGCCCTGTCCAAAAGGGCTGGTTCCGCGGTTGACCACGATGTCTATGAGTGGCTGATGTCTCGCCGATTTGCGCGTGCGCAGAATCTGCCTACAGACCCGGCTCTCGGAGGCCTTGTGATCACCCAAGCCGGTATTGACTGGTTGGCAATAACGAAGTACGACGGCGTAGAAATTTCGAGATTCAGCGGCTACAAGGGCTACTGGTGGCGCGCTCGCGTCTATCAGATTGCGTCTGGTTGGGGCGGCTTCCTTGAGATTGGCCGGGAAGGATCGGATGCTGAGCGTCGTTTCACTCCCGAATGGCCGAATATTCCTTTTAGCCGAGACGATTGCACCGACCGGCTTGAACACTTGGCGAAAGAGATTATTGACGGCAAGGTTCCCTGGAAGCCCGTTAGCGGTCTTTAGATTCACTACGCCTCCGGGAATTCGTCGTGCGTGCGGCCGTCGAGCAGGCGGCCGGCAGCGCGCTTGCCAGCGTTGCCCATGATCGTGCCGTCGCCGTGTGTGAGCTTAGGGCCGCGCACAGGCACACCCTCGGCGTGGCCCATCATCGGGATCCACTCTCCCCATTGCTTGAACAAGAACGGCACGCCGGCACTGGCGCACTGATCGCGCAGAGATCTGGCCCAGTCCGGATGCATCGGCCGCGCGCCGTGGCCGCTTTCGCCGCCGGCGATCATCCAGTGCAGGCCGCCATCGTCCGGACGGCGGCATTCGAACTGCCTCTTGCCTTCGTGCGTGCGCCAGTTGCCGGT